AGAACTTGCAAAAGTTCCACATGTCAATACCACCCCTAACCACGGTTTTACGCCGGGTGGGTTGGTTCGACAATTCCTTGCCGCCCCGTGAGGGGCAGCACATTTCGTTCCTCGAAGTTTCGAGGAATGCTTTCGGTGTCCTCCGCAAGGAGGCCACTATGGAAAAGTTCCACGTCGATCAGACGGGAATCACATTGTTCGGAGCACTACCGAACTCTTATCTAAGACACATTGTCAAGGACAATGCGAACTATTTCGGGCCATCCGGTTCAGGATGGTCTTATGCGTCTCAATTGACGCCGTCTTTTAGGAGGTTCCTGTTAAGGAAGCTCTTCTGGTTCAATGGACTGAAAGACGTCCATAAGTATAAACTATACGACTACTGCGAAACACCGCAGAAGTTTCAAAAGCTGTCCAATCTATTTCAGACAGTCGAGGGTCGTGTTATCGCGGCCCTTCTTTCGGTAGGTGACAGAGTCACCTACGATGAGATCGACCAGTTAAACCGGTCGATTATTGGAAACCTGCTTAACGACAGTAGGTTTCAGAAGAAGATGAAAACTTACCTGAAACAGGTAAGGAAGAGTGTATTGGAGGGCAATGAAATTCCAAGCCCTTCAAGAGAAACGTCTTTCCTGAAGACGTTTATAAACAAGTGTCTAGATGGAAATCTAGATCGAGATGAGACGATCTACAGGATCGTCACTTTTTGCCAGGGTCGGGCTATGGGAAATCCCAGCCGAGACCTAATTCATGATTCAGCCCAGAAATGGGTTGAAAATTTTACCAAACCAGACCCTAACGGTCCGGAAGATTACAACCTCGACGAACTTGAAGTCCAGGTTATGAATACGCCTCTTGATGTTGAGGCCATACGCGCGCACGCGCGCGTAACTTTATCGCATTCGGCCTGTTTCGAGGCCGGAAGAAAACAAGGTGGAAAGATCTCCGTAGCACGGGAGATCCTGAAAATTCCTTTGATTAGGAAAATTGACTTGGAGTCTGGAGAAGACTCCAAAGAGGTTATAGCCCCCCGGGATAGCCCGGGGGAAGCTTTGTTTCATTACTCCCTCTGGAAAATGAGGGATTATTTTGAGGATTCGATGCAAGTCAAAGCGTCGAATGTAAATGAGGGCGGGGCAAAGTCCCGCGTAGTAACGGCCGACTCGTTCTTTCACGGGTCGGTTCTATCGCCTTGGGCCCATATGTGGCTCAAGATCTTACAAAGTTTCCCCGCCGCAAGGGCGGGGGTAACGGAAGGAAGGCACGGATGGGCCTTCATCAAATCAATTACGGCATCCAGGCCGGATCTGGCCTGGGTATTTGAGGTAGCCGTGAAGGCTATCTCTACTGATCTGTCAGAAGCTACAGATCATCTATATTGGTCAGCCGCAAAGGCGCTGATCAGGATGTGTAATCGAGTACTGGAAATACCCGAATGGTATGGCAGGCTCATTGAGTCCTGTCTGTGTAGTCCCCGGTACGTATCGTACCGGGCCGGAAGTTTCTCCTGGAAAGGGGAAACCAGTAATGGAGTCTTCATGGGAGACTCAGGGTGTAAGGTTCTCCTAACTTTTGGGAACCTTCTGGCTGTGCTCCGAATGGCTTATGCCGGGAACGCAGTTTCAGCGGTGGTCGGCGACGACCACACGACACTGTCAACGAATGCCGTAGCGGCACTCGGAATTTACAACCGGACTATTCGCAGTCTCGGTTTCGTCACCAGTGATGACGATGAAGTCGTATCGGATACGTACGGCTTTTATGCAGAGGAGGTATACAAAATACCCCCTACCAATCGTGATACAGTCGATGCGATTGCATCGGGAAGCCCGCGAGAGCTTCCTTACATAGACATACCGAAGGTACGTCTTTTGATGGATATCCGCAAAGATCGTGCGGATTTTAGCTCTACCACTTCAGGTAGAGTGTTCCAGTTCGGAAAAGAACTGGAATACGTTAACAGGCCCAACAGATTTCAGGGCCTGTTTCATATCGGATCCTGGATTCAGGATTTGTGTTTGGATCTCCGGCACAAGCCGGAGTTCGTATATTTCCCCCGCGCGTTGGTCAGTGCGGGGAAGCCTCTGTTGTTCCAGAATCGGGACAACTTCACGGATTTTATTAAAATCCATAAGAGCGGCCGATTGCTCGGCCGCTACTATTATCTGATGGACACAGCTGTCCACAGTCAAGTGAACTTCGGAATCGTTCCGAGGTTCTTTACGAAAACATCAGAGGACAGACTAGTCCTCGTTAAGCAACGTGAACTACCTGAGCAGGTAGTTCCTTTAAAACTCTTCCAATCGCGGAAGAAGAAATGGTATCAGCCTCTTGTAGTACAGAGACTGAGAGAATATTTAATCTCCGAGACGGAGATTTGTGCAAAATTAAACCAGCTGGAAGAGCTGTTTTCAGAAGTACCTGTGGCCGAACCGGCCACAGTTGAGAGCGTGGCAGTCTCCGTTGAAGAAATTAACATGGAGACGCTCAAGTCCTTCCTCGATATGTGGGAAGGAAATTCTATGCTCCTGGGCCGTAACGCCCTAGAGAATTGGTACCCCCGCAAGGAGGTAATGAAGATTCTCGATATCGAGAATCCCCTTCATGTAAAAATCCCCATCAACTGGACGGGGAAGAAAGGAGGCATCCCCGCAGAGAGGATGCTCGAAAAAGAAAGAGATGCCGCTCGTTTGTACGAGTGGCTATTGAATTCGGCGGATGATATCAATCCGCCGACGGAGATAATTGCCGATGATCCGGCAATTTTAGAACAAATTAGGGACGCCCCGAATAAGGACGTCTATGTAGCAACGGATGACGTTGCTATGTTACGTTATGCTTCTTCGTTGTATTGGAGAAAGAACGTAATCAGAATTTCAACTCGTCGCTGGTGTGAAGCGGCGATGACTATAACCCCCCTGTTAGGATCGGGGGTTCAAGATAGTGTAATAGTCGACCTAGGATCGGTCGACTCGTTAGTAAGTCAGCTCACAGATGAGGAGCTTGACGAGATAGAAGCGGTAGTAAAACCGCTCACTTATGATGACTTAGTAATCATCCGGGCAACGCATGGCGTTGCTCCGAAAGAGATTCGAGAAATGAACCTCTTAGAAAGAATTAGAGCCGAAGAGGCCCTATTGAGATTATAGGAAGAGTCGGATCGACCCCCCCAGGGTCAAAGTCCCAGAAATGCCCACAGCAAGTGGCCTGGAAAGGCCACGCCGTTAAGGGCGGCTTCCCGGAACGGAG